GCGTACCGCTCGACGTCAGCGAGCGCACCGCGAACGCGTTGCTTCAGCAACCTAATCGCTGGCAGAATGGGTTTGAGTTCCGTCGAGCGCTCACGATGCAAGCGCTGCTGTACGGCAACGCGTTTGCAGTCATCAACCGAACGCTCGGTGGCGAGTTGCTTGAGTTGCTTCCGCTCGACATCGAAAGCGTGTCGCTCGATCTCACGAAGCCCGAGCCTGTTTACAAGACGCGGTTGTACGGCGATGTGCCGATGTCCTCGATGCTGCACCTGCGAGCCGTCGGGCTCGATGGCTTGTGGGGTGAATCGCCTGTGCGATTGTGCCGCACGTCGTTGCAGATTCTCGCAGCACAAGAGAACTCGCAACTTGAAGTGATGAAGAACGCGGGAAACCCGAAGCTTGCGTTCGTGCATCCGGGCCCGCTGAGCGAAGGTGCTCGGCAGTCCATCAGCGAGAAGTTCCTACAGCATCACGCTGGCGCTGAGAACGCCGGCAAACCACTTGTGCTCGCCGAAGGTATGCGCGTGGAGCGAATCAGCAGCACGCTCGACGATGCCGGCATCGCCGCGGCTCGACGCTACAGCGTCGAAGATGTTTCGCGCATCTATGGCGTTCCGACGTCGTACCTGAGCGAGCACAGCGCGAACGCGTACGGCTCAATGGAATGGTTGTCTCGCATGTACGTGGACGCGTGCTTGCAGCACTGGTTCTCGACGTGGGCGGCAGAGATCGTGGCCAAACTCGCACCGTTCGGAGAAGCGACGTTCGACGCTGACATGATCTCTCGGCCGTCGCTTGCTGAGCAAATGGCAGCACTCCGCACTGGCGTTGAGTCGGGCGTGATCACGCGCAACGAAGCACGTGAGTACCTGAACCTTGCGCCGCTCGACGGGCTCGACGATCCAATCCTCGCCAAGAACATGGGCGCGGGCGGCGGCACTACCAACATCGGCGCTGACACCAGCGCGGGGAGCGTCGATGACTTCGCTTGAACGTCGCAGCGTCACCATCGGTGCGCCAGCCGGCCGCACGCTCTCAGGGCTCGCGATCCCGTACGGCAAGTGGAGCCGCGAAATCTCCGAGCCATTCAACCCGCAGTTCCGCGAGCGAATCACCCGCGGCGCCTTCGGCGACCTCGCCGGCGCCGACATTAAGTTGCTCTTCAACCACAACGCGAGCGCGTTGCTCGCTCGCACGCGCAGCGGCACGCTCACGCTCAACGACACTGCGAGCGGGTTGCGGTTCACCGCGGATCTCGCCGAGACGAGCGTTGGAAACGACGTTCGCGCGCTGCTCGAGCGCGGCGACTTGAGCGGCGAGATGTCGTTTGGTTTCTACGTCGATCGCGACGAGTGGAACCCGCGACGCACCGAACGCACCGTCACCGCGGCTCGACTCGTGGAGTTGAGCGTTGTTGTCGATGCCGCGTACGGCGACAAGACCAATTCGAGCCTGCGGAGCGTGTCCGCGGCTGCAACGGAGGCCGCCCGTCTGCGGCTCGAAATCCACAAGCACAGGATGAAAGACCATGTCTGAAGAGTTGAACAACATCGAAAGCACCGTTCACGAGTACCGCAAGACCCTCGAGGGATTCGCCGCACGCACTGGTGCCAAGACGCACCACGTCGAAATCCGCGGTAGCGGCGAAGAGCGCGAGAAGATCGCGCGCATCGATGCCGACCTCGACGCCGTCGAGCGTGCAGCAAACGACCGTGCGGCGCTTCGCGCTGCGCAAGAGCGCTTGAAGGCGCTCGAAGAAGAGCGCGCACAACCGCAGTTCAGCGCACGCGCGCCGAAGGTCGCCGACGTCAAGCATGATCTCTCATCGCCTGAGTACGCCAAGCGTTGGCTTTCGGCCGTCGCACGTGGCGACCAAGCCGAAATGCGCGCGCTTGCCACGAACACTTCGGGCGCCGGCATTCCGACCGACCTCGAGCGCCGCATTGTCGAGCGCATGTACATGGCCAACGTGCTCCGCACGATGGCGCCTGTGACCTCGATTGACTCGAAACGGACGATCACCGTTGAAGGCAACTTGCCAACGACGAACCTTGTGGCCGAAGCAAACGCGATCACTCCGAGCGATCCGACGTTCGGCACGGCGATTAGCGTGGTGCCATACAAGTACGTTTGCGCTACGCAGATGTCGCAAGAGTTCATCGAAGACGCGATCGGCCAAGGCGGCATCGGTAGCGGTCTCGACTGGGTCGCTTCGCGCATCGGTCTTTCGATGGGCTTGAAGATGGAAGAGGCGTACACCATCGGTACGAACTCGAGCCAGCCTGAAGGCATCGCAGGATCGTCGGCAAGCAGCAAGATTACGACGGCGACCCAAGTCACCGACTTGGGTGGCGCAGCGATCACGACGGTGACGGGCGACAACGTCATTGACACTGTGCACCTCGTTGCGCCACAGTACCGCGCCTCGCCGCGTTTCTCGTGGTTCTTCTCCGATACGTTCTTGCGCGTCGTTCGCAAGTTGAAGGTGAATACCACTGACTACATTTGGAAGATTGGCGACAACGCTGGTCTCTCAGGTGGCGTGCCCGGAACCATCTACGGCATTCCGTATCGCGTTGGTCAATACGTGCCGACTGCAACGAGCAACGGCAACATCTTCGCCATCGTCGGCGACTTCAACTACTTCGAGATTTTCGACCGCACTGGCATGACGTCGCTCGTCGATCCGTACTCGGCGGCAAGCACGCACCAAGTCACTCTCTACACGTACGCGCGCACCGATTCCAAATTGATGCTCGCGAACGCGTTCGCTGCGATCACCTGCTGATATCAGCAGTTCACGAAGCGCTTTTTCTTACCTTGCTCGCGTTGGGGGGAAACCCCCAGCGCGGGTTTCATGGCTGCGACACCTATTCCGATCGACATTCTGAAGACGCGTTTACGCATTGACGTGGACGCCGATGATGTCATTCTCACGACGCTCTGCATCGCAGCCGGCGAAGTGATCGAGCGCGAAACTGGCGTCTCGCTTGCAAGCGAAACGCGTACCGCGAAACTCGACAAGTGGCGTCGCTTCGTGCTTCCAGTTCAGCCGGTGGCGTCGGTCACGTCGGTGACGTACTACAACGGCAACAACGTGCTCACGACGATGCCAACGGCAGATTGGTACGTCGACGACACCGATAGTCTGACGGCGTTGCAGTTCAAGGAAACGCCCGAGATATACGAAGGCACCTATCCGACCGTGACCTACGTTGCCGGCTACGCGCAAGTGCCGCACGCGTTGCAGCAAGCAATTGTGGGGCTCGTCGGCGCGTGGTACGCCAACCCCGATGCAACCTCGGTGGCGTCGCTCGCCGAAGTGCCATTGTCTCTTAAGTACATCTTGAACGCGTATAGCGCGCGTGGGGCGCTGCGATGATCGGTAGCGGCCGACTACGTTTCCCCGCATCGGTGCTGCAACCGAGCGGAACGACCGACGATCTCGGCCAGCGTAGCGGCACGTTCAACGATCTCACTGCGGCAGCGAACGGCAACCCTCCGTTGTGGGTGGATCTCCGCACCGACTCGGCGGCCGAGCAACAGTACGCCGACGGCGTCGCAACGGTGAGGCGTGCCGAGATCCGATGCCGTTGGAACTCGCTCCAAAAGTGGGGCATTAACGAGACGTTTCGGCTCGTTGTTCGTGGCCGCACGTTCCGTATTGCTGGCATCACCAATCTCGATGAGCGCGACATGGTCGCCGTGATCGAAGCGGAGGAAGTCGTTTGAGCCTCGAAGCAGCCATCCGCAACATGCTCGACAACACGCCGCAACTCGCTGCGTATCCGATCACGCACGGGTATCGACCGCAACTGAGCACGCTGCCGGCGATCACGTACGAAGTAACCAGCAACGAGCGCAGCGCCGTAGCGCTCTACTGGCAAGCCGTCGTCGACGTTCGCGTGATCGCGACGACGACTGACGCGGCGCTCGATATTGCGGCGTTCGTTCCGAGCGCGTGCGATACAGGCACCTACAACGGGCTCGATTTCACCGCGGTGATGTTCGACGGCTACACCATTGACGCTGCGAGCGTCGGCGAAGGCGACGAACAACAACCCGCCGAAGTCTCGAACACAATCACGATTCACTACAAGGAATAACCCATGGCAGCACTTTCATCGGCGCTCGCGTCTTTTAGTTGGGCCGGAACCGCAGTAAACGGGCTCGGCACTGTGTCGATTCAATACGATGCGACAATGATCGACACGACCGACATTGCAACGGGCCCGCGCACGTACATTGTCGGAAACCGTGGCTGCACTGCGACCATTGACATGTTCTACGATCAGGGCAGTACGGCTATGGCTGCGATCGAAACCGCGATCAACAGCGGAAGCGGCAGTGCAGCGGCAGTTATCACGCTTTCTACTGGCATGACCTACAGCGGGCAGGCGTTTGTTCAATCGTTTAGCGCAACGGCTTCAACGAACGAAGTCATCCGCGCAAACTTCACCATTCAATACACCGGCACGATCACGATCGCATGAGCATTCGAGACGCACTCACTCTCAAGAATTGGCACGGCACGCTCCCCAACGGCGTCGCCGTCGAGCTGCGGCGGCCGTCGGCGCTCGATCTCATCGAGGCGCTTGACGTCTCTACCAAGACCCCTGAGCGACTTTCCGCGTGGATGGTCGCTCGGCATCTCGTTGAAAATGGCGCGCCAGTGTTCGCGAGCGTGGACGAAGCGCTTGCGGCTGACGCGTTCACGGTGCAGAAACTTTCAGCGCTGGTGGAGCGGCTCTACGCCGAAGGCCGGGACTAACTGACGCCGCACGTCGGGTGCTACGTGTGGCGTTCTCACTGACGAGCACCGATCTCGCTACGTTGAGCGTTGCAGCGCTGAACGTGGAAATGGATATTCCCGATTGGGACGGCATCCGACGTGAACTACATCGACGCAAAGCGGGCGGGCTTCCGAGTCCAGTTCCGACCGTCCAAACACGATTTGGAGCGGATCGCAGCGATTGCGTCGGAACTGCCGAAGAACATGCGCCGCAAGATCGTGCGCAAGGGATTGCGCAATTGGGGCGACGCAGTGAAGCGCACGATGAAAGCGCTGGCGTTGCCGAAGGCAAAGCGCACCAAGCGAGATATCGCAGTCAAGACCAAGACGTACCGCAAGGGAAGGATTTGGGCAGGCGTCGGAGTCCGCAAGGATGGCAACCGCGTCGGTAAGCGCTCGCACCTTTACGACGGAGGTTGGCGACCATTCAAGAAGGGATTGGTCCGATTGTCCGATGGCGTGGTTGGGCCGAAGCCGTTGCCGAAACTCGTGCGCAAGTGGAAAGGCAACAAGAACGCGCGGATCGTGCCATTCTCACAGGATCGCGGTTGGCGCAAGGGCATCAAGCGCAGAGAGTCGGCGCTGGGCGCTCGCATCTACCGACGTCAATACATAACGCGCGCAGCGCAACGGCACCAACCGCGGGTTGTTGAGTTCATCAGCGACGCCGTGCAAACCGCGATCATGGAGATGGCCCGTGCCTAGTCTGCCCAAAATTCACGTTCCAGTTGTTGTTTCGACCGAAGGCGTAGACGCTGGGCTCAAGCAAGCCGAAGCCAAGATGCGTGCGTCGGCCAAGCGAATGGAGCGCGTAAGCGCGAAGCCGAGCGCAGCGCAAGGCGTGCTCAAAGCGGGCGCACAGTCCGCGCTCTCGCTCGGTGGCTTCGGTGCGATCGGCGGCGCCGCGGGCGCAGCCGGCACGGCTGGCATCGCGATCGCCGGCGCGTTGTCGCCGCTGATCGTGGCCGGGCAAATCATGGAGACCATGAACAACGCCACGAAGGGCGCGAGCGAAGCGCTCGCAAATTTCAAGACAACTGGCGAGCAAAGCGTTGCTGCGAATAGCGTGTTGCTCGAACGGCTTGCGATCATGGAAAAGCAAGTTGCGAGCACGAAGGGGAAGGGATTCATGGCTGGCTTCATCGGCGGCAGCGCCGACATGAACACGGGCCGAGCCGGCGGCGCAGTCACGTGGGCCCAGCAAATGCAAGAGGGCGCCACGATCGCTGGCGCGGGACTCGGTGCGTTCCTGAGCGGCAAGAGTCTCGAACAGATCCGCAACGAGATGGCGTTGAGTGTGGCGAACGAAGCGGGCGCCTCACAGATTCAACAGCGCATGGCTGAACAACAGCGGATTGACATGGCCGAGGGACGTGGTGGAATGGCCGACGCTATCGGTGCGTGGATGATCCAAAACAGCACGGTATTGACCAAACTGGTACAGGTGA